AACAGAAGGAACGACAGATATATACGAGTTCATCACAGAAGCAACGTCACGGTTGAACGGCAGACCCTTAGCGTCTGTGTAAAGCGACAAAGCATTCTTCGCTGCGTTAGCTTGTGTCTCCAAGATTTGACGACGAAGAGTTTCATTGTCACCGATGTAGTCGATACCAACACTACCGTCAGCCTTCTCAACAATAGCAAGCTGCTTAGTCTTAATCAAGTCACCATGCTTAGCTGCAACAGCACGAGCAACAGCAGCAGATGTGAAGGTGTTCAATGTACCCAATGCAGGAATCTTACCTTCACCAGCACCTTCACCAGCCTTCTTAGCCAATGCTTCAGCACGTACATCAGCCATGAGTTTGTCGTATTCAGGCTTAGCCGCTTTACGCTCTTCAGGAGTACCGAACATGTAACGGTTCTTGATGTCAGCAACCTTGTTAGAGAACTGTTGTTGTTCAGAGGTCAACGTGTCTTTGATGTTCTTGAAGATCATGAGATCAGCCTTAGCCACATTAACAGCTTCAGTATCACCTTTTTGTTCAGCTTTCAACAAAGCAAGCTTAGCGTCTTTCTCACGCTCGTCGTAGCTTTTCTCTTTCTGGAATGCTGCCATGTTAAAGGTTGCACCAGTATCAATCTCAGGACGTTTGAATCCACTGGCGGCACGAAGCTGTTCAATGGAAACACCCATAGCTCTAGCGGTTTGCTCTTCAGCTTTACTAGATGCGCGATTTGCTGCGCCCTTTCTAATCTTAGTCCCGTTGATCTTATCAAACCTGTACCACCCGGTGTGTCGTGGACAGCAGAGCCTCGTAGTCGTCCTTGGTCTACACCACCTAAGTTTGTTACAGTGAGTGAGGTTGCTCAAGGATACGTCACCAACCTATCGTCTGCTAACATGATCAACTCCACTCTCGATGCTATTGAGACTGGTGTGCCGTTGGCTGCATTGGCTAACGGAATGATGCTGTCTGGTGTAGCTTCAGGTATTCACACAATCGACGCTGGTATATTAGTTATTCCTGTCATTGTTGAGATGTTGAAGACCACTGCTGAAATTCACGGTGTTAAGTATCAGGTGTTTGAAAAAGACGAAGATGCGGGTACGATTCCTGATCGCGTAGTGAGGCAAGCAATGAAGAAAGCTTCGTCTGATGTTGTTGAACAAGTTTGTTTGCTGTTCAGCATTAAACTGTAAGCCACGTTCTTGCAAAGCAGACGACACATTGAACAATGCGGTTTGTTGCTGGTTAGACAACACCTGACCTTTAAGGGCAGCATCAGCAGTAAATGTCGCAATGAATGCTTGCTGTTGTGCAGATGCATCAATCTGTGCAGCTTCAAAGTTCTGTGTGCTTTGTAGCACAGCCATCTGTTGTTCGTTAGTAAGCTCTTGACCTTGCAGGGTTGCTCTCACTTGCAAGTTAGCCAATGCTGTTTGTTGACGGTTTGACAAATTGGCAACATCAATCTGCATCTTGTTAGCGCTATTAACAAGCAATGTTTGTTGCTCATTAGAAAGATTGATCTTGCGTTCTTCCAAGATGGACGACACATTGAACAACTGAGTCTGCTGTTGGTTAGACAACACTTGACCCTTCAATGCTGCACTAGCTTGAGCGTCCTGAAGGAATGCTTGTTGCTTATTGGTAGCAGACAAACGCATAGCCTCGAAAGCTTGAGTGCTTGTCAACATCGCCACTTGCTGTTCGTTGTTCAATTCCTGACCAGTGATGGCGGCTCTCACCTGCAAATTAGACAATGCAGTTTGTTGAGTATTGGACAAGTTTGCCAAGTTGATCTGTACATTCTCAGACGAACGTTGCATAGCTGCTTGCTGTGCATTGCTCAAGTTGATGTTGTTCACTTCAGCATAACGAGCAGCATTGGTCAAAGCAGCCTGTGTCTTAACATCAAGATTCTTTTCCTGAGCAGCAGCTTTAAGTTGAGCGTTAGCAAGCACCACAGCTTGTTGGTTAGACAAGTTCTGACTCTGAAGAGCAAACGCATTGGTGCTATTTTGTAGAGCAGTTTGTTGACGAGCACTGAGGTTTGCCAACTCAAGATTCTGCATAGCAGCAGCATTAGCCAACGACACTTGCTGTCGGTTGTTCAGGTTGGTCAACCCCATCTGTGCAAACGTCTGAGCATCAGCAGCAGCAATAGGCATTGCAGATTCCATAGCAGCCTGCACAATGGCAGCACCAGCCATACTACTAGCGCCCAATCCACGAGCAGCCATAGCAGCGTTAGCTGAGCGAAGAGCGCCAGCAGCCCATGCAGGCGTACCATCATTGAACTGCTGCATCAGCTTTTCCATCTGACCAGCAACAGTGGCAGCAGCTTCAACAGAACCAGTCTGTGCAGTTGCCATAGCTTGGCTAAAGCTTCCTTGTTGTGCCGCTGCTACAGCAGCACTGTTGAGCTTTTCCATTGTTGCAGCAACAGCTTGTACAGCCTCCATCTGCAACCCTTGCTTAGCCACATCCACAAGTTCTTGTTGTGTGGCAACACGTTGTTGAGCGATGGCGGTAGACTGTGCAGCAGTTTGTGCAGCAATAGCTTGAGGAATTACACCAGCCTTAGCTGCTTCTTGTACAGCAGTATTGGTGACTTCAGCAGTTTTGGTTGCATCCAATGTATATTGAGAGGCAGCAACAGCTTGTGGTGTGGTGCCTGTGAAGGTGGCAGCTTTGACTTGATCAGCAGCACCAGCTTGAGCAGCAACAGCCTGTTCAGCAGCACCAGCTTTGGCAGCATCTTCAACAATGGTCTTTTCAATTTCAGCAGCGTTAGCAGCACCAAGTGTATATCCTGTAGCCGCCAATGCTTCTGGTGTCACACCAAGCTGTGCAGCTTTAGCAACAAATTGAGCATTGGTTGTTTGAGCAGTTGCTTGTGTAGCCCCACCAACATCAGCAACTGTTGCAGCTTTAGCGAGTTGGTCAGGTGTGACTTTCAAATCAGTAGGACTCACCACCTGTGCAGCACCCGGTGCAGTTGGTGCAGTAGCCAGCGCTCCCTCAGAGATAGTGCCTTGCTGTGCAGCCACCTGTGCTTCATCGGAGACAGCACCTGTAGCAGCAGTCTGTTTAGCCTGTGCAGCTTGAAGGTTTGCTGTTGTAGCGGTGGTTGTTGCGTCTGTTGTTTTAACAGCAGCAGGAGCAGTGACGCCCTGTGCTGTAGCAGCAGGAGCAGCAGTGGCGGTAGAAGTTGGTCCAGCAAGAGATGCCTGTGCTGTCATGCCCGGTGTAATTGCAGTTTGTGCTGCTGTGTAAGAAGTACCAGCAGTATTCATCTGAGGTTTAGCAGAACGCTCAGCGGCCTGTGCATCAGCAGCAGCTTTGGCAACAGCTTTGGCTTGATCTTCCTGTGCTTTCGTTGCAGCAGCCGCCAAGTCGTCGGCAGCTTTTTTCTGTGCAGCAGCAGTGGCAGCGTTGGCAGCATCTAGCTGTGCCTTCGTAATAGCTGGTGCGGCTGGTGTCGTGGTCTTTGCTGCTGTTGTCGCTGCTGGTGTTTTAAGACCAAGCAGTGATGTAAGACCACCTGCTGCATACTTCTTAACCATACCACCCTTAGCCATACGCTCAGCAAACTTAGAAGTGATGGCGCTATACTTCTGTGCATCAGAAGGCGATGACGCAAGGAAGTCATCGAAGCCCTGCATAGGACCGTCATAACCCATCTTACGTGCAACAATCTCTCTTTGTTTTGCTGTGAAGCTCTTATCCATATTGTTTCCTATTACGCCACTAGACCGGGCAGATATACAGTTTTACCATCTCTCTTGATTGCTGTCATCACTTGTTTCTTAAGATTGGTAGGATCATACGATACATGCACCCAACCACTGTCAGGCACACCCGGTGTATAAAACTCAAGTATCAATTGCGTGAATTGTAACGTATCTTTAATGTACTCAGCAAGCTCAGCATTAGCAACACCGGGTATCTCAATGTCAGCAGCTTGCCCTTTGCAATGATCGCTGGTCTTGCTGCCACCAACTGAAGCATTCACTTCCGGGCTTCGATAGCCGCTATTAACTTTGACACCCCTACCGTAATGATCACGTACAGGCTGCAACACATTAGCAGCCAATGACTGGAGAGCAGAGATGATGTCTTGTGTAGGAGCATTGTCGAGTCCTTTACGTAGAGCAGTTTCGCTCTGTGTCAGTTCGTTAAGAGTGAAGTTTGTTGTGAGATTCATTTGGTGCTTTCAAGCTTGGGCCAAGCATCAATTAAGGCTTTGGCATCAAGGGCGTGTCCGTCAGCTTTTTTCGCCATGTCTGTAAGAGCAGCGCTGCACTCTCCGAATACGGCTGCGAGGGCTGTGGTGTGGTCTCTAACGGAGGGGCAGGTAGCACTACTGACTTCAACGGTGGTGCGACTGTGGTAGTCGCGCACCCAGTCAAGCTCAGAACGAGCACGAGCGGCAGCAGCAGCATTAGCCGCAGCGGTTTGTTGAGCCTGTTTGAGAGCATTGTCTTTCTTCTCCTGCAAGGTTATTGTTTGTTCCATAGCATCGGCAGTGGTCTGTGCAACAGCAGCAGTGTGGGCAGCATTGATATTATCAATCTCAGCGTTGAGTCGCCAACCATTGACAAAGAAGCCAACAACAAAAGCTGTAGCAGCTATACCACCTGTGATGTATAAATTCATTCTGACATCTTCCCACGAATGTAGGCAGTAGCAGCCATGAATGCAACAACGATGGTGCCCATCGCAGCGCAGAACGTAGTAGCCAATCCCATCACAGCATCAACCTTTGCAAGTTCTACAAATGGAAGGAGCATCAACACCACAGTAATGAAAGGAAGAAACAAAGCAAACCATGCCATCACTCGCTGTTGATCAGCAAGCTTGTCCATGTTGTCGATCTGCATCATCCGTTCAGATCTGTTGAGTTCTTCATCAGTGACAACACCATCGTGGTTGATGTCAAACTGGTTGTAATGTGAATCTTTCTCAAGAGTCTTTGTCATGCTCTGTCCCTGAATAGAGTGATGATGATGATGGTGAAATAGATGGAGAAGGCTAAGACAATTGCCAAAGCTCCCCACCACATACCTTCAATAATCTTTACTCGTCTACGCATCTTCCTGCGTATCTCTTCTTCCTGTGCTTCTTTGCGTTGCTTCGCTGCCTTAGCTTGAAACATACGCCAGTCGTTGATAAGGCCGGGTCTGCCGTAATAGGTCATAGCCTGTTCAAGCTCTTCCTTCTTTGCCTTTATCTGCTCAAGAGCAAAGAACTCTTCAGCATCGGTGTTGATGGTGTCACCACTCTTATCAAGCAAACGTTTACGCAATGTAGCTTCGCTATCAAAGAGTTGTGACAAAGCCTTACCAGCATTCATCAAGTCACCAGTGTTTGATACAGCTTCCTTGATGACAGCAAACGCTGCATTAGCAGCAGCGAGTTCTACAAGCATTATCGAAACATGCGCTCACCAACAAAGGTGAGGATGCCACCGAATAACGAAGCGATGGTCATACCCATCCAGAACCCACCCTTGCTTTGATTAGCCAATGCCAGCAGCTTCTTTATGTCAGCGTCCATGCTGTCAACCTTTTTACTGAGGGTGTCAACAGTGCTGATTAGCTTACCGTATTCAACAGGGTCTATGTGTTCCATTTGTACTACTACCTACACAGCCGCTTACGCTGACCAAGGCACACCAGCGGCGATTGGAGGGTTCTTCTGAGCAGCGATGTTGTTTGCCAGAGCCAAGTCAACAGCAGCTACGCCCTCTTCGCCCAAAGAGGCTTTGACCCACTCAACCACTTGAGCTTGTGTCAGTTGGTCGTATGGGACGTAGCTCTCACCGGGTTGCTCTGTGAAGCCCACTGTGGAGTAGGTCGAGGCGCTGTAGTCGCCATCGGTCTGTGATGCGGTCCAGTGAACGGTGACGACAAAGCCATCAGCGGTCAGGCGGTCCATATTGGTGATTGTCCAGTTTGTCATGATGAGTCCTTTCGGTGGGTTAAATGTTTGCCGCTGCAAGGCGGGCACGGAGGGATTGGATTTCTTTTACCAGTATGGGCACGAGCTTAGAGTAGTCCACAGACATCATGTCTTCTGGGTTGGCGGGTTGGTGTACAGCTTCAGGAGCTACGGTCGCCAGTTCTTGCGCCACGAAACCATAACGCTGGTGCGATCCGTCAGACTTCCAATCGAACTGTCGCACTTGCAGGGCATCAATCAACGAGGCGGCATCGTCAGCATCAACGATGTTCTCTTTCAGGCGCTGGTCAGAAGTTGTGTTGTAAAGGACTGCTGTTGTGCCTGATTGCGTAATAGAACCAATTGTTCCAGTTGCGTATAAAAAATCAGCGTACTTAACGCCAGAAGCTGTGCCAAAGTTATGCCCAATTTCAATACGGGTTTCAATGCCAGAGCCACCTTTTAATACTGCAAAGCCAGATTGACCACCAGAAGCCGTAGTCCCCACCAGCACGTTACCGCTGGCATCAATACGCATACGCTCGGTGTTGTTGGTTCCAAAGACAAGCGGTTGATTTGCTCTTTGATACACATACGCTTGAGTCTGATCTTGAATTAAATCAAACGAACCTGAAAGCGGTGTGCTTGCGTTTCCAGCAAGGGACAGTGAGGAGTTTTGATTTGCCGCTGCCCGAACTGCAATTACACCGTTATTGCCTGATGCTGCTGTGATGTCAAGACGGTAAGAAGCGGAAGTTGCGCCCAATGCCAGATTGCCACTGGAGTCGAGGCGCATCCGCTCATTGGCCCCGGCTGTGAAGAATCGGAATCCACCGCCTGTGTAAAGAGCGCCGCCTACTACGGCGTCATCAGCAACGTACCGTGCGTTGTTGTCGATACCAGTCCACTTCTGACTTTCGAAACGAATGTTGCCAGCGCCGGGGTCTGTGGTTGAACCAACAGCCAAACCACCAGAAGCAAACAGCGTCATCGCTTGAGTGAAGGTAAACGTAGCACCCGCTGTTCCAGAAGCAGCATTCTGCCAAATATGCGAACCGTTAAATTGGTAATACCTTGTGGCGTGACCTGTTGCTATGTATTTGTCTGCCGGAGTGCTGTCTGTGTAGTAATTTGCACCCAACTCAACATAACTGACGTTGGTTCCCGTTAAAACATGCCCGTAGCCGCCAGAGCCACCAGCGTTACCAAGTTGCAGAACTTTTCTTGAACTCCACCAAGCACTCGGAGTAACCCCCAAGCCGAGGTTGCCAGAAGTGTCAATACGAGCGCGGTCGGTGGAGTTGACCTGTAAGACCAGCGGGTATGCACCAACACTGTTGACATAGCCAGTGCCGCCATCGCCGTAAATCTGGATGCCTGTTGCGTTAGTTCTTGCTTGGATGGTTCCGTTTACATGAATGCGGGAAGTCGGTGATGTTTCTCCAACACCAAGGAAGCCACTCGCATTCAGTGTCATTGCCTGTGTAAAGGTGATGGCGTTACCTGCTGTGCCAGAAGGGGCTGTGTACCATCTAAATGCGCCTTGCAGAATTGCATATCTATTCGCAGCAATCCCTGTATTCCGATAGAACCATGTGTTTGCTGCTGTAGCGTATGCGTTCCACGATAAAGATAAATTACCGTCAGAAGCCGTGTCCGTAGAAATTGCTGAAAATGTACCGTTGGTCTGCAAAACAGTTGAGTTAGCCCATCCTGCGTTTGGAGCGCCGCCCAAGCCAAGGTTTCCTGCGCTGTCAAGGGTCAGATGCTGAGTGCCTCCGTTGGCGCTCCACTGCAAAGCTTGCAGAGAACGTGTGTACTGCATCCAGCCACTGTTTGTACCAGAGCACTCTGCAAGGAACCTTGCATCACCCGATGTGGCAGCACGAACTGCAACCACTTGCGAACCAGTTCCGCGCACATCCAACTTGTAAGATGGCGTTCCACCAATACCAAAGTTGCCGGAGGAGTCAATACGGGCCTTTTCAGTGCTGCCGGGAGCAAATATCAAGTTTGTAGATGCGTAAAGCGTTACACCACTTGCATCAGTATTAAATGCTCCAGCCCTAGTTCCATCACCGAATGCAAGGCCAGCACTTACTGCATAACCTGTTGATCCGACTGATCCAATTTGCAACTTGCTTGCTGGCGAAGTCGTCCCGATACCCAGACCTGTGCTGGTCAGGCGCATTTGTTCGGAGCCGCCCACAGACCAAATCGCAACACCAAGGCTGTCAATGGAATAACGATTTGCACCGTTAGTGAAAAAGTTAATGGCTAAATAATCTGGCCCACCTTGGATTTTGTAAGAGTCAGTTGAATTAAATGAAAGTTGACCTTGGTTTGCGCCAGAACCAAGAATTCGCAACGCAGGAGTACTGCCTCCACTTGAAACACCAAGCGTTGTCCCATCAAACGTCAGCGCAGACCCAGTGGTAAGGACTTTGGAGCCGTTGAGGTAGGCCACGCCGTTGGCTGTGCCGCCGTTCAATGTCACTGTGCTGGAGGTTGTCAAAGCTTCAGCGCTAATAGTGCCAGTCAATGTAGGCGAAGCCGACATGACAACGTTGCCAGTGCCAGTAATGGCGTTGCTCACCAGACCTTTAGAGCCATCAGTGAACACAGCGCGGCTGGCTGTCAACGAAGACAAGATAGGTTGTGCTGTCAGGGTAGCCACACCAGTGACAGCCAAGGTGCCACCAATCGAAGCATTACCAGCCAAGAACAAGTCTTTAAACTTCAATGAGCTAGAACCAATGTCAACAGTGTTGGTTGTCTTTGGTGTAACAGCGGTAGCACCAACTACCACATCCTGTGTTGGACCCAACACCAGAATGGGAGCGCCTTCACCAGTGGTGCCGTCATGGTTGTGACCAGTGGAGCTATTGAATGCTGCCTGAATACCATCGAACTCGTTGTCGAGGTCAGTGGCGTTGATGATGTTGCCATCAGCAATGTTGTTAGTGGTGTCTGTACGGGTATAGCCTGCCATATGTTTTCCTTACCTAGTTAGTTATAACGCATTAGCGTCTATCGTGTGTACTATATTCAATGGTTGCAGCATCAAGAGAGAACGGTGGGTTCTGACTATCAGAGACAAACTGAATCGAAACACTAAAACCTGAACCAATCAGTTGTGTCTCAAACTGTTTCAACAACTTGCTACCATAAACTGTAGTGCCATACTTAGCACCGCTGTTACCGTAGAAACCTACAGTGCCTGTCTCATTGGACAAGTTGATGGTGGCAGGCTGAATAGACCCTGCGTTGTCGAAGTCAAGCTTCAAGTTGACAGAGGTGGTAACACCGCCTTGTGGGTCTGTGTAGAGCACCATCTTGTAGAACGTCTTACGCACACGAGGATCGTTGATATAAACAAAAGGTGTAGCAAATGAAGCAATGATGTTAGAGCCATCAAAGCTATTACCACTCTCCATCTGATAGACAAACCCATCACTGTGAGCAAATACCAATGTCTCTGTCTGATTGACATAGTCACCATCACAGACATAGGCTTTAATACCAACTGTCTCAGCCCAAGCCATAGTGCCTGTATCGTTGCCAGCAGTTTGTGTACCCATGATACCTTTAGCGCTTGACGTGGACACACTGCTGTTATATCCCAACAGACGGTATTGACTCTTTTGTTTGATGACACAGCTTGCGAAAGATGAGCTAGATGCAATCAGACTTGTCATCTCTTCCTGAATAGGCTTAGACACTACACCCAAGTTGAAGTCACCAACACGGTCTGTGGCGCTAAGCAGGCGAAGTCCTTCAGGACCAAGGAAGATGACATCACCGCCAATTTCCTCAACAGTGTCAGAAGCGACACAGCCTACGTTGCGTGTGATTGGTTGCAGCACAAAGTCTTGCAAAGTGTTGCCTGTCAATTGACTGATGGTTTTATCGGTGAAGATGATGAGGCTTTCACGGAACACAATGATTGCTGTGATTGCTCCACCAACATTGATGACACCAGAACCATTAGCAGCAGAGAAGTCTGAGTCGGTGTAGGGAGCAGTGAAGGTGATGGTTTCACCTTTAGCAAAGAACATTTGGTTCTTGTGATAGACAACAAACTGAGCACCAACTACATCAGACGGAGCAGACGACAGCACGGTGAAGGTTGTACCGTCCCATGTGAAAGGGAAGTTGTAGCCGTCAACACCCATCACCTTGTCTACACCAGCTAAGCGATATTTAGCTACACGAAGCTTAAGACCATTAGCGCGGCTAACAGACTTCCAAGTGATAGCAGCGTTATCGGCTGGACTAGACGCTAAAGCAGGATAGATGGAAATGGATGCAGCAGTGGATGTTACAGTTGGTGCAGCCAACACTGTATACACCAAAGCAACACCAGCAACGGTAAAGGTGTCACCAATCTGTGGAGCACTTGTCAAACCGTCAACAGCCAAAGTTGTACCTGTCTGACTACCACCATTGACCAACACAGTGCCATATACAGGCTTGTTGATTTTGGTGTAGCCTGAGCCAGTGGTGGAATAGATGTCACCGTTGCGATAGACCAGCACAGTGCTGTTCCAAGCAACAACACCCTTGATAAGTCCTGTATGGCTGGTAAAGGTGATGGCTGCTTTGTCGGCAGGGCTAGACGCTAACGATGTTGTCAGCGTCAGTGTTGCTTGTTTGTATGTACTGTTGTAGCTAACACCAGCAGTGGCAATTGTGTAGGTGCCTGTAACACCAGCAATGGTGAAGGTGTCGCCAACTACAGGAGCAGCAAACAAATTGGAGACAAGCAATGTTGTCCCTGTTTGGCTACCGCCTTGTACCAATGGCTCACCATAAGCTGGAACGAAAGAGCTTGAGTATTTATCAAAACCTTCGATACGACGATAACCACCATCCACTGAAGGCTCAAAGTTCTTCAGCAGTCGTGCGCTACCGGGCGATTGAGTGCCGTGCTGTAGAGGCGACAGGTTTGATATCAGTCCTCCACGAAACTCAAAAGGATATGTCTGCCATCCGTCAGCCATTATTTAACCCTTTCACCGAATGCAGAGAACGATGTTTGGTTGATGGCGGTAGAGCGCATGTAGCTGACACGATTGACCAGCATAGTACGCATACGCTTGATGCCTTCTTCAAACTTATTCTTAGCTAAGTTGGCAGCTTGTTCATTGCTACGAAACATGTAAGCGTGATACATAGCACCATCAATCAGAACATGCTTGAAACGCTCAGGAACAGCAGGGACATCTGTGTCGTTGAGAAGGTCTACAGGAACCCTGTAGTATTCATACACCACTTCATAGGTTTGATCAGGAGCAGGAACAACCAACCACTCCAAGCTAGGAGCATGAACAATGCTTTTAGGGACAGTGAGCTTTGATGTATCGTTTGAGTATTCTTGATCTACAGCTTTCTCAAGGTAGTCTTCATACTGCATGATGGACAACTTCACTGTGTCATTACCCAATGTGCTGTCAGCTTTGATTCGGAAAGTGTCAAAGTCAATGGTGGATGCATCAGACGGGAAAGCGTAACGAGTGATACCAACCGACAACGTATCTTCAGCAATCACATGATTGAAAGGCCAGTCTTGACCAGCATCATAAACATCACGTAGCGCCGCATTGACAGAGTCTTTAACTTGCGAATAGAAACCAGTGGCGGTGTCAAAGTTTGCAGAAGTCAGTTCAACTTCGTTAAGTCGTCTGTTCACATCATTGACCAACCCAATGTAGTCGTATGCCATATCATTGTTCCTTAATCTTCAAACGCACAACACGTTCGGCAACATTGCCTGTGCTGTCAGCCATACGGCATGTAAACTTGTAGTCGTAGTTGTTAGTACCTAAGCCGAGGTTGATTGTGGCTACACCATTGCTGATAGTTTGTGCAACGTTCTGAATACCGTTGACAGTAGAGCCAGCAGTGATAGCTGTAGCAACACCGTCAGCATTGTCAACATACCAAGTGATGGAACTAATAGTCGCACCATTAAGAAACCTAGACCAGTCAATGCTGTAGTCTAGTGTTTCATCTTTGTCCTTTGAAGGCCATTTAAACGACATATACTTCCTCTATTCCTGTTTAAGCTACCAAAGCTGATCGGTCAGACGAGCTAGGCTTTCTATACGTGTACACTTTTCTGTCTTCGCTCGACACATGTATAGAACGTGTCGATGGTGTAGACACTCTATCAACATATACCGTTCTGTCTTGCGCCGCTACAACCACTGTTCTGTCGCTACTGCTGCTACGTCTGTCAACACTAACAGTTCTACGTCTATCGTACAGAGCAGCAATGGTGTTGTAGTTGAAGACAACAGTAGTTATACCAACAGTGCCGACAACACCAACAGCAAAGACCCCATCAAACGTTGGTCGAGCATTCTCTGCAATGGCAACACTACCTAATGCAGACGTTGCAGCTACACCGATGAGTTCATATACGTTACTAGCTGCAACAACTACATCACCTAACAACGCCTGTGCAGCAATACCAGTCAACAAAGTGTTGGCATCTGCGACAACAACCATGTCACCAACAGCGCCTGTAGCAGCAATACCGTCTACAGGAATGCGGTTGATTGATCGAACATCAACTTCACCAATGGAGAAGGAAGCTTCAACACCTGTAACGTCTGTGTTGGCATCAGCATCTATGGTGAGCGAGTCAACAAAACCTGTAGCACTGACACCAGAAAGAAGTGTTGTCGCTTTAGCAACAACTGTTGTTGTACCAACAGCGCCTGTAGCAGCAACACCATCAACAGAGAATCTGCACCCTAAGCTGAACGACACATTGTCATTCAACACGGCAGAGGCTTGAACACCTGTGACGCTTGTAACAGCTACACCAACAACACCTACACTGCCTACAATGGCAGGGCTAACTAAACTGACAACAACGTGATTGGCATCACCTGTAATGACAACACCACTATCTGACGTAGCAACACCAGCTACACCATCAGGTGTATAGGCTACATTGCTAACACCATAACGGGAGACACCATAGGTGCCTATGCCGTATATAGCGCCAGAGCGTACAGTTGTTGCCATCTATTAAGCAATACGAATGATGGCGTTGGAAGCGTCTGCTGCGGGGAACTGCACAACAAAGTCACCGTTGGTCGATGTCTTGTCACCACCGAAAGAGATGACAGCAACAGCGTCAGTAGTGCCTGTACCACCGTCAGTGGTGGTGTTATAAATGAGAGCGCCAGCGGCTGTGATGGTGGCATTGGGCCATGTAGCATCAGCGAAGTCGATGAAGGCTGTGGTGCCACTGGTAGCAGGATCGATGTTGGTCAATGTAATACCACCTGCGGTGTAGCCTGTACCAACAACTTCGTTAGAAGTGGTGTAGTCTGTGGTGGCTGCGTCGAGCGATGCAGACGATGTATACAAAGCAATCTTGAAAGTGTGACCACTAGAGGCATTGAAGTCGTGCTTACGCTCCAACAATTCTTTCTTGAAGCTGGTGCAGAGTGCGGAGGTGATAGCCATAATATTTCCTAGTTATAAACAACAAAAGGGAGAGCCTCGTGGAAGACCCTCCCTCTTAGGTCAGCCTAAAAGATTAGGCCAGTTGGTCGCGGTCAACTTCGTCGGCAGCGATACGACCATCAACGTTCATCAGCACAGCCCACACACGAGCAGCACCAGAGGTAGGTGCAGTGGTGGCAGTGGCAATCAACAAGTCGATAGTGTCAGCAGTAGCGCCAATCACGACAGGCTGGAAAGCAGCAGCGTTCTGTGCATAAGCACCAGCGGCAGCAGCGTCAGCATCAAAACCGTCAACGAACACATCAGCGTCAACACCAGTCACGCCCAAGTCGAAAGTGGTGTCGTTCGACTCACCACCAAGAAGGGTAGTGATTTCGATACCAGCATTCAAGATGACAGTGTTGACAGGAACGGAGATGCACTCGATCACGTCAGCAGCAGCCAAGGCAGAACCTTTAGCAGTGGCAGCGGCAGCGAAGTCGATAACTTTATCGACAAGGTAAGGCACGGAGCCAGCAGTGCGACCAGCGGTAGCGCCGCCAGCAAGAGTAGTAACAGTAGCCATTTTAAATTTCCTTTATGTGTAAATATATAAACGGGGAAGCCTTGTGAGCCTCCCCTGTTTCATCAGGCCACGTTGTACTTTGCAGTCACGATACCTTCAGGGCGCAGGATTTTGCGACCATACAGGTGCATACCGCGAACGATGTCAGCGAAGCTGTCGGGGTCACGATATGTCTCAGTCTTTGTCAACTGTTGAGCAGTTGCCACAGCAGAGTCATGACCAGCGACGATCACGCCGAAGTTGCTGGACTGAGCAGAAGTGCCGGAAGTGCCGGGGCCAGTACCGATCTTAGGTGTGTTGTTCGACACATAGATACGGAAGCCGTGCAGGTTGTTCAGGATCAGGCCGTTTTGCAGACCGGAACCACCGAAGTCACCATTCAACAGGCGGCTGTCTTCGTCCTTCAACATCTCAACGAACACGGGGTCAACGACCAACCAACGACCTTGAGTGTCAACCAACTGCTGATCCAACAGACGACCCATACGGGCAATCACGGTCAGAGGGGACACAGTGGTAGTGGAAGCGCCAGTAGCACCGGGGAAACGTGGAGCGAGAGGGATGGAGTCACCAGCAGAACCAGCGCTAGTCAGGTTGCTGAAGTTGGGACGGCTCAGCTTCATACTCGACAACAGTTCGTCAGAACCAGCAGAGGCAACAGCTTTGGTGCCGGGGGCAGTGGTACGGGCGGTGTCGCCAACAGCATGCTTAGCAGACTGAGCGTAACCCGACAGATATGCCAACACGTCTTGGTCATAGTTGTCGCGCAAACGATAGGCAGCACGGTCCGAAGCCATCTGCATGAAGTTCACATGCGAGTGAGCAGCTTCGATGTCGTCGATCTTGAAGGCGTAGTAGTTAGCCTGATCAACAACCAGAGTGAAGTCTTCGTCGTCGAGGTCTTGAGCAGTGATCTGAGTACCACGAGCGTAAGCTTGGACGCTAACCTCCGGCTCCTTGATGATTTTTACACTATCCCCCATGTTAGCGATTTCACCGAAGTAGTCGCTATTGGTGATGTCTTCAACGGTAGAAGCTTTACGGAATGCAAGTTGTACTTGCTTGGAATAGATAACTGGTGAAAAATTGCCATTAGGCAGGTTGCCGTAACCAGCAGCGGATGGGAAAGCCATGATAAGTTCCTTATAGATAAATGTATGGCATATACTAAAATACGCTAACACTACTACAGAGGCTGACTTCATCGGGTACGTCATAGTTCCGAAGTGCCCAACGGAACATAACGGGCCAACAAAACTTCAGGTGTTTCTGACAGTTTATTGTTTTGCGTTACAGATTGACACAACAAGTGTCATCACTAAATTTACTAACGGCTGGTGGCTGTTGCAAGCAGCGGCAGCACTATAGTGTTGGTGGCATTTCACCACCATGTCATAGTTATACTACGATATTTTTAAAGTTGTCAACTATTATCGTGCACTACCACTCAAGTCGTACACAAACTTACCAGTTTGCATAGCCTTCTGAATGGCTTCAACGTTCTTCTCATACTGCAAAGAACTCATCTTAGCCACTTGCGATTCGTAGATGACGCCGTCAGTGTCTTCACCGGATGGGGCAGACCTGCTACCACGGGTGTTGACACTCTCTGCTGCACCAGAAGTCCTCTTCTCCGACTTCGTTTTACCAATGTTGCGATCAACCTTATAAAGATCAATGGCACGAGCAGCAGAACGAGCATCTGTATCGTTCTCATACAAAGCTTGTTGTACCCAAGATGGTTGTTCGTCTGCCCAGTTGTGGAAGTCATCAGTGTCTCGAATGGTGTCAAAGTCGGGATGCAGCTTCAACAATTCAAGTTCAGCCTTCTCTCGTGCTGTCAGTTTGTCTCGCTCGTCCAAAGCTTTGAAGCGCTCATCAAGCGCTGCTGTTTGTTCTTTGGCTTTCTTGATGGCAATGGTTTCAACAATCCTTGCCACGTCTGGATAGGTCTTTGCCCAATTAGCCAGATCAGCCTCGCTTGTTGGCAGCTTGATTTGTTGTTCAGTAGACTGAGTGAGTTGCTGCTTCAGTTCGTCAATTTGCTTTTGCAAAGTTAACGCTTGTTGCTGTGAATGACGACGAAGATCGCCGTAACGCTTCTTGAAGCTCTTCTCTTCAGCACTCAAGTTGCTGTCATCATCAGCGTTTTCGTCAGCTTGAGCTTTACCGTTTTGATCACTAAGTTGTTTAAGCTCAGCTTCTTCTCGTTCAATGCGCTCACGATTGGCGTTGCGTTTACCGAAGGGGACAACCGCAGTTTTCTGCGACTGCTGTTCCATTACCATATCAGTCATAAATACCTTTTAAGTTGGGGCTGCACTGTAGGAGACTATGTTGTCTCGGAGTCAGGTAGCCAATGATGGTGGGTGTTATTAAGTACCAGTCTGCCCACCACAGACTTTGGTATTCTGATTGTATCTTACTTACGACGAGAGGCTAAGCTTGTTGGTTTAGATGCAGTCTTTGTTTTCTTCTTAGATACAAAACCGCCTTTGGCAAAACCAATACCATCAGCACCAACACCACTTACACCGCCATCACCGCCAGCAGAAGAAGCTGCGCCCGTACCACCATCGCCGCTATCGCCCGGAGCAGCGCCGCCTGTACCAACACCTGCACCAACACCAGAACCATCACTTGCAGCTACACCACTAACACCGCCTACACCACCTGTAGCAGCAGTACCAATACCACCACCTTCAGCGTCAGCAGCATCGGCAGCGGCAGCATTGGCTGCATCAGCGGCAGCAGCGGCGGCAGCGGCAGGACCAGCACCACCAATGGCTGCATCCGCAGCGGCTTGCGAAGCTGCTCCTATTGCGGCATCAGAATGACCAGCGGCAGCGGCAGCAGCAGCGGCAGCAGAGGCAGCAGCGGCGGCAGCACCACCTGTTCCTTGTGCTCCACCCGGTGCGGTTGGGGTAGCGGCAGCAGTTGTTATACCCTCAAGGTTTGCAGGATTACTTGTGTCAGCTTGTGCAACTGAAACGTTCATAGCGGCTTGATCCGCTGCAAAGTTCATTTGATTGACGGCAGCTTTACCAATCTGTGATGTAACTGAAGGGGGTAATCCTGTAACCATTCCAACAACCAGACCCGCCAAAGAGCCAAGAGTGGGACTAATAGTATTTGCAACAGGACCTTCTGGTGTCATTGAAATGTTAGGACCAGATGTTGTACCGCCACCACCGCCAGCATCAGCAGCGTCGCCACCGCCACTTTCAATCGGACGGGCACTGGTAGAACCAAAACCACCACCAGCGCCTCCACCAGCACCAGTTGTAGGAGCAATAGCACCAGCAGGTTTCACTTTATAACCAACAGGAACAGACAACTGAGCTACACCATCAATGAATGGAATGTAGATGGTTTGACCTGCATCGTTGGTCATAGCCACCATTTCAAAACCCTTCATTGGAGCGTCAGCATAAAGCTTTTTATTGTCTTCACCACCTACAAAACCACCATCTGCATATTTGCGTACATCACCACCTTTAGCGTATTCTTGTTCTTTTTCTTCACCAAGGATGGAATCAATCTCAGAAGAGAAGGAGTCATCATCCATCTCTTCGTCACCATGAAGAGCTTCAGCATCGGGTACTTCTTCAGCATTACCCATCTGACCAATCTCAGCCATACGTTTAAGACCAGCCTTAGCTTTATCACGCATCATCATCAACTTTTCCAAACCAATGTAGCGCACCACATCGGCTGGAATTACAAACTCACCTTCGCTCAACTTAGCGTCAATGTCGTCGCGCACTTCCTCTGCCATAGCACCGGGCGGTACATCGTTACCAGAAACTGGATCGACTGTGCCACCTTCTTGCATGACACCACCTTCGGCGAACAATTGATTCATTTCATTTTGCATTGATTTCGTCTTTCAAATATTTCAACTGACGCAGTGCGACTATTGCACCCTGTGCTTTAAACACATCGGACATCTCAGTTGCTTGTTCCAATTTACGTTGATGTTGCTCAATGTCATAATCAAGCTTCTCAACAAAGGCATCCCACAGATGAGGACTATTAAGCATACCTTTGAGTTTGGGAAGGAACGGCTTATCCATTACATTGCTCCAGCAGCAGGCGGTGGTGCAGCACTAAAGCCTTGCTCACCGGGCATAGCCGCAGCACCAACACCGATGTTGCCACCGCCACCACCTGTCATATCTTGTACACCCGGTACAGCCGGAGCGCCACCCGACTCAGCAGGAGCGGCAGGAGCAGCAGGTTGCATTAACGCAGCTTGACGAGCAGCTTCGTCCATGTTGTTCGTCACTTTGTCTTCATCAAGGTCCATAGCCTTTGCAATCTCACGGATGATATAAGGCATCTTAGCGAACGGCATCAACGCAGGGTTGCTGACAATCTGCAAGAACTGCATCAGACGTTGGCTTCTCACTTCGTTAGCCATCAACGATTCTGTACCACGAGCATTAACTTCCAAGTCACCTCTGATTTCAGGGTCGAAGTCAAACTGCATGTTGAAGCTGAAGAAGGCTTTACCAAGTGGTGCCAACAAATAGTCATCAACGTTCTTAATCACTGTCTTGATTGAACCGCTGGCAGCATTCATCAGCATCGAAATACCAGACGCTGTACGACCAACACCGCTCACACCAGTTTGACCGTGAGCAAACGATGGCATACCTGTAGCTTCATCTGAAAGCTGACGAGCTTTATCAAACAACTGAAGGTTCTCTTGCGACACGTTAGGGAACTTAGTACCAAACAAGCTTTGACCGGGAGCACCGCCTTGACGACGAAACACCTTACCGGGATAGACGCTCATGTCTTGACCGGGCACAAGATTGGTTTCATCAATCTCAAACACCAAGTTGCCTGACAACACAGCGTTATCAACAGCCATACGCATGAAGCCGTTCATCAATGTCTGTGTATCGTCCATGTTCTCTGCAACACCAATACCAGCAAGGCTGTATGGGTTGAGTTCATAAGGAACAGCGTAGTAGGGAATCTTTGAAGGTTTGAAAGGATTCAACACCAAGCGTAATATCTTACCGTTGCAATACCAGATGTTTGCTTGCAACTCACCGACATCTTCCAACTCTTTAGGGATGTCCACTTCGTTTTCAATGAGCATGTCAACATCAACGTTGCCCCAATACTCCAACACTTCAAAGCGATCAACACCGAAGTTCAAAGAGTAGTCTTTGATGGTGTCTTCCCAATACTTCTTCGTGTAGCCTTCACCACCAGCAATGATGTCGTCAATGACGTTCTTACGGAAATGAGGACGGTTCTTCAACTGGCGAAGCTGAGTGCGTGACAGCTTGTGTCGTTCAATGACATATTGGCATTCGTCTGTGTTGTTAGCGTCAGGGTCCCAATAGAAGTTCCAGATGGAAACGTGAGAGCCTTCGGGTACTGTCTTGATGACAGGCGAATATGCACCGTCTTCTTTCCAGTTGGGGTATTCTTTGTTGACAGCGAACGGACCCTTCATCACACCTGTACCGAACAACGACATTTCAAAGCCTGTTGATCGCAGATGCTTGTTCATGTTGCTTTCATTAAGCTGGTCATGAATCTTCTTCTCCATCTTCTTAGCTGCCACCATAGCAGGGTTGAACGTCACAGACGATGGTGTCTGTCCCGGTCCTTTCTTCAAGCCGGGAACATCTTTCAAGTCATTCTTCATCGCACCCAACATCTCCTCAAGCTTGTCGAGGTCGAAGTCGTTGCCGATACTGGCACTACCTTCTTCGCCAAAAGGAATAGATGGTGTAGGTTGTGCCGATGCTTGAGGATCGAAATGAACAGACTCCAGTACACCTTCAGGTAATACAGATGGGTCAATGCTCAGCGGAAACTTGTTGTTAGAAAACAACACATCAATGATTTGACCGTATGCTGCCAGCACTTTAGTCTTTGTCACCTTCACAAACACACGAGACTTCTCAGTCGATGTGAATTGCATATCAGGACCGTACAAACCGCGATAGTTGCGGTAGGCACGTAACCAACGTGTCTCGTCAGAGCGACGACTTTCTTCAGCGCGGGTGTAGCGCTCGTTGACGAACGCAATCAGGCCACCAGATTTGAAGGTGTCTTCAGTTTTGGTAGAGTCGTCCAAGACAATGTTCTTGTCGCTTTGTGGTTTGTCAATAAGTGCCATAGTTTTCCGTAAAGATGTTGCAGAGGTATAACATTGAACCTCTTAGTAGTAAATGTTTCAGTATCCAAACACAGGGTCTGCCACAGACATACCAGATGTCTGAGAAGCAGGATCGAAATCAAACAACCCACTGCGTGGACGACTCATAACACCATAACGCAAAGCGTCATAGGTGTGATCGTTGCTAACTTTGGTGTTAATGTCTTCGTTATTTGTCTTATCAATTGGTAAAGTTGGTAAGTCAGCAATGATTTGGGTGCAGTTGTTGAAGAACACTATACGAGGCGCTTCAGTGTACTGATCAACCTGCAATCGGCGGTGTATTTCGTTCTTACCTGCCACCCTACTACCAGCAGAACGGTCAGCAGGACGCCATCTGCACCCTTTCATGATCATTCGCTCAGCAATAGAGGGTCCAGTGTCACCACGTTTGTGCCAACATGAGCTATCCAGCACACCATAACGAATCTTTTCCTCAGATTCAGCGTTCAATATCATCACAGCCAAGTCTTCTGCCAACACTTTGCTGACATAAAGCTCTCGGTAGACAACCAAACTGTCGTCAGGTGCTACAGCAAACCACAACACAGCGCTATGGCTACCATATCCGTAGTCACAAGACCTGAATCGGGGCCAGTTTGAGGGAATGGTGAAGGGTTCTACTACGTGAATGGCTCTATTGAACTCAGAGAACGCTGCACCTTCAGCAATATCCCAGTTTCCTTCAAGCAATTGTTTACGTTGGTGCTCCGGCAGAGACAACAACATGGTTTCGTAGTCACCAGAGTCAGCCAAATAGGGGTTGTCTGCTAGTTTTGCAGAGATGAACTTGCGTTTGAACAGAGGCAAGCCTTCTTTGCTGTGCCCTTTTGGGTAAATTAACGTCTGTCCTGTCTCAATATCGGTGGCATAGAAGCTTCTACCGGGTGGTGCAGGGACAATGAACATCTTCCTGACCCATTGATGACCGGGTCCACCGGGGTTGGTGGTAGCTCTCATGAATACTGGCAGGTCTGGAGCAGCAGTACGCAGACGAGAACGCATGTAGTTGTAGGCAAACGGTGTAGGCCACTGTGTCAACTCGTCCCAAGCGATGTAGGAGAACGACAAACCCTGATAACGCATAACGTCTTCATCACGGTCAAGGTAGGACATCCACAGTTTGCCACCACTTGGATGCTGCCATTGCATCTTTCTCTCACTCCACTTGATGCCGGGATATATCTTTGGATACATCTCTTGCGATTTCCAAATGAGTTCACGCAGTTCTTCGGTGGTGTGACGAAGAATGAGTCCAGAGAATTGGGGATGGGCGATGTAGCGAAGAGGATCAGCAAGAATGGCATAGCTCTTACCACCACCAGCAGCACCACCGTACAACACCTCACGCTCAGGAGCAGCTAGGAAAGCTGTCTGAGGACCGGGGTTGGGTTTGAATATGACGTTCTCATACTCAACAGGTTCAACTATTGGTGCTGTTGTCGGAGAAGGTGGCGCTAAGTTGGACGAATCGATCACTACCGAAGAAGCTGTCTTGTCCGGTGCCTGTTCTTTTTTCGTACTCTTGCGCTTTCTTAAGGGCTTTTTCGTACCTGTCGGCAAGCTCTCGATAAGTAGAGGACTTACGTCTTTGGGACTGTTCACTCTTAATCCTCTTCATTAAACCTACATGACTTATTTCTCTACCAGTCACAGTAGTGAGCCAAGCTGAAACCTGTCTCAAACTATATTGCTTCAAATGCTTCTTAGCTTTCTCAAGCGCCTCTAGCTCTAGAGGTACAGGAACAAGCCATCCATCATCAGCTTCATCAGCTATGTAACCAAATGGAATGGTTCGACCTAGCCTCGGAATCTTAACATACTCTTTTGCATCTTTTGGTTGTGGGAGTATAAAGACACCGAGGCCGAAGTCGTAAGCTGTTGTAGCCTCTGTCATTCTTCTTCACGTTCCTTAGCAGGCAATATCATGACACCGCCTGTGTTGCTCTCTACCTGCACCTTCTCAGTCTTTACCAGACCAGCACGGTCAAGCAAGTCTTTAGCGGCTGACATCTTCTCTTTGAGGCCAAGCTCTGTAGGATCGTCAATGGCAGCAATCATAGCCACCGCAGCCTTTGGAGCCGCCATAGCAATGTAAAGCTGTGTAGCTTCAATGATCTCTTCCTTCAATGAGTTGGTGAGTTGTCTGCGGCTATAGCCTTCAGAGAACCCTGCCATCTTCATAGCGTGGTTGATGTTGCCATTGGCTTCAGCAAACAACACCTCAAGGAATCGTTTCTGTTGTTCTGTAAGTTCTTTTTTAGCCATTGTTTAAGGGGTCGTAATATTCTTCAACACTCACTGTAGCATCCATTGTGGAGCCAGCTTCAGGTGTTACAACAATGTAGTCACCAGCGCTCAGTGCCAGATAGCTACCGTCAAGTTTAAGATAGCTGTAAGAGGAAACGGTGTAGCCACCAACGATGTAATATTGTGTATTCAAGCTGGTGTCGTGCCATTGAATTGACACTGTCTTATTACCAGAAGTGGTGTTGGCAACAAAGAGCAACTCCACCCTAGCAGCATGATTGGGAGGACAAGTATAGATGGTGTTGGCAGCACCAGCTGTGAGGTTGGTGCCGATGCTACGAGTCTTTACAGCCTTGCCGTTTCCGTTAGCCATTACTTCTTAGCTTTCACTTTAGCTTCAGACAACGCAATTGCAATGGCCTGCTTAGGACTCTTCACAACTTTGCCGCCTTTGCCGCTGTGCAGGGAGCCTTCTTTGAACTCTCCCATCACTTTGGCAACTTTGGCTTGTTGCTTGTCAGCAATGCCACCCTTTGCCATCTTCGCAGTCTTAGCAGCTTCTTTGAAGGCTTTGTCAGTGGGAGCACCTTTGCTACCGGGCTTACGCATCTTCTCGCCAGAGCCTTCAGCAATGCGCTCACGCTTTGCAGCAATGTTGCTGTACAGACCCGGCTTCATTTCTTCTTAGCCTTACCAACGCCAATCATGATGGCAACCATAGGCTTGCCCTTGCCTTCTTTGGCAAGACACTTACCAGCAGCCTTGCATTTAGCAGGAGTGGGACAGCCTTCGCAGGGCTTGAACGCTTTCTTTGTAGCCATATTATTTCTTCGCTTTCTGTGCAGGTGGTACTGACGCACCACAATTGACATAACCGCCTTTAGCCAAACCAAGCTGCTTCTTAGCAGACTCAACTTGTTTAGCGCTAACCTTCTCACCAAGCTTCAATTGCTTCTTAGCAGCTTCAACCTTGTCTTCAGCTTTATCGGCACGACGAGTGAGGCCACGCTCTTTGTTGAGGAAGTCACGAAGGCTGAGACCAGACTCTTCCAACTCTTTCTTGCTGACAACACGAGCCTTTGGTTTAGCAATGCGTTTGGTGGCATCGTCAACAACAGCAGGAGGAAAATCATCGGGATAGCCAACACGAGCATCGCGCTCAGCCTTTGTCATCTTGCTGTAGGGGTCAGAGCGATATTCCTTCTCATCACTGTCTTCAACAAACTTCCGAGCACGAGCACGGGTGTCGTCGTCAATGTTCTTGTTCTGAGCCATATTACTTCTTCTTAGCTTTCACTGCACCGCCCTTAGCCATTGCTGTTTTCATAGGAGCAGCATAGCCACCACCCATCATTGGCTTGCCAGCGGTCTTCTTAGGAGCAGCCTTCTTAGCAACAGCCCCACCCTTAGCCAGCTTCACACCAGCTTTCATAGCAGCCTTCTCTTCCAGCTTCACAGCGTCATCGAGATATTGGTTACGCACGTCTTGGGGCAATGTCTTGTCCTTTGCCATCTCGCGCAGTTTTGCAACTTTAGCTGCTGTGTTGTCCATAGCCATGATATGTTTCCTTAAATAAAAAATAGAGGCCATGCCTCAACGTTATAGTTATAGCACTTATTGCTACAACTCACCACTTTACTTTGTCTGCCCAATATGCAGCCGACATCTTCCCTTTGGAGATGTTAGAAGCATGACGAGCTTTGAAAGCTTCATTGCGCTTACTACCGTCTGGACTACCTTTAACACCAGCCTGTCCAAACCGAATGAGCTTCACCTTGTCACCGTCCTTTGCCAACACAGCATGACTCTTTGTTGGATGATCTGGTGTTGCCTTTGGCTTGTTGTAGCCACTAAACTCTTCACTGCCTCGTTTGATTGCCATATCAATATCGTCCTTTACCGCGCCTATCACGCCAGCCTTCTTCGCACATCGCCTTCTCTACAACATCTAAAGGGAAGTAGTAGCCTGTGTGCTTCTCTAAAGCGGCTCTAACATAATAGACATCACTGTGCGGTATATGTGTGTTGTCTAAGTTGTCACGGTGTAGCGCTTTAAATACTTCCGTTGCAACAGAATAAGGGGGACTGTTCAACATCCCTTTAGCTTCAACCGCTTGTCTACTCAACAAAATATTCATATGCTTCTATATAGGTCTTCATAGCTGCCTATCTTCAGATGTGTAGGCTAGTGATGAAAGAGTATATAGCTAAACAACAACAAAGTAAACAACAAACAGAAAGAACATCTATAGTTGGTATCTTCACAGTCGATTTTGTGTTAGCGTCTTTATAGACTTCATAGACTGTGTTTAGCGTTTGATGATTGTCTATAATCGTTTGTCAGCACAGAGCAACATCAATTCATATCAACAACATCATCTATGCTCACTGCATTGCTATGTTGTCTATATAGCCCCTACCCCTACACCCCATAGTTTTACTCCGATTGAAAATGTTGTCAAGCGATATATTTGCATATGTTGTTTTGT